CGTTCGACTCATCACGGGCAGCTTCTAGTTTTCCTTTGAGCGTGTCCCGGCCTCGCCACTCGCGGGTTCTCGCAGCCCTCGTCAGTTCGGCGATCGCCCATCTCGTCTCAGGCTCAATTTTCCCCTCGGACTCCAAGATGTCGGTCAGTTCATCACCGAGTTCTTTAATCTGGTCTTTGAGTCCATAGTAGTAATGAGCCATGGACGATTCCCAAGCCCACCTGACGGCGATGACCGCGGCGGATATGAGGGTTAACACCCCGATTGTAATTAGTAAGTCTATCATAAAGTCGAACAAGTCGGTCGAGCCAAGCGGCGGAATGGCTCTGTTTGGTTTTAGTGAGTCGGTGCGCCCGCCGCTGGCTCACCTATTGCGTTCGGCAGATATTGAGCGAGAGCTACTCCTATCATCCTGCGGTCTTCCGGGGAGACAGCTTCGTGCAGATCGGACATTGCCACAGCGTTCAGTATCACCCTGCCATTAACCCGGAGTTGCCACGCTTTAGTGGTTGATCCGCTGCCGTCACACGGATGCAGATTAGCGGCCTGCCACTCGACGGCGGGTGATCGTGGGGCGGATGTGCCAGTGCCTTTGCAAGTGTAGCACCGATCACGCTGCGTCTTGTCGATCTCGGGACGATACATCGGTTTCCCCATGCCGGAGCCGCCGCAAGCCGAACAAGGCGCGGATGGACAATCCCCACCAGCTTTCTTCTTGGTGGGGCGTTTTGGCTTCGATGGTGTTTTATCGCGGGGATCTACGTCTGTTATTTCGTATTCAGTTGTCATCATTTTTGGTTCCAAAGATTAAGGGTTCGGAGGAAGGCTTCAAGGCACTGCTCTGCGGTTGCCGTAATGGTCGGTGCTGTGAACTTAAGCACATCTTTGCGGAGTATTTCCAACATATTACATTGGTCCTCCAAGGTCAGCGACATGATGGCTTCGTGCATCGCGTTGAGGTCGTTGAGGTAGTCTGGCCTAAATCGTTCAACATGTTCATTAAGTTTCCATCTTCCGCGCGGTGCAGGTTTCCACCCACACGCTTCCGCGATCCGTTGATTGATTTGTTCATCCAATATAAATCCACGCCAGTTCTCGGCGTTCGTGGGTGGCTTGACAGCGTTTGCATTCCGCGTTGCCGTTCCGTAGCAGGTGGAAGCTCACGCTCCCGCATTGGCATCGCAGAGCTTCGTCGCGTCCATCTTCCGGCTTCATCGCGTAGTCGGGGCAGTTTCTTTTCTTCCATCCGTAGTCGGAATCCAGTTCGTTTTTCGGCATGTGGAATCGCGGAGAATGACCGGCAAGGCAGGTCACATTCTTTTCGTGATAGACGAGGTTGGTGCATTTATCGCAAGGGCTCATAAGATGACGTTCACGATGCGCTTCTTGGCTTTCTCAAGGTCGCCCTCAAGCATCTCATCGAATTCCATATACATATCGCGCCAGCGTTTGGCTTCCTCCTGCCACAATGTATTTTCTTTAGCTAGTCCTAGGTTTGCTTCGCGCAAGACCTCAAGATCTTTTGGCAGACAAATCATGTCTTTGTGTTCAACCAACTTGTCAGCGTATGCTTGTGACTCTCTCAGCTGCTCGGTCAAAGAGTCAACTCGCTTGAGCATTTGATAGTAGTTCTCTTCGTGCGCCAAAGCGCGTGATCTCCAGATTTCAGTTTCGTTCTTCATGGTGTCCAAAGATTAAGAGTTTTCAGGAAGGCTTCAAGGCACTGCTCTGCGGTTGCCGTAATGGTCGGTGCTGTGAACTTAAGCACATCTTTGCGGAGTATTTCCAACATATTACATTGGTCCTCCAAGGTCAGCGACATGATGGCTTCGTGCATCGCATTGAGGTCGTTGAGGTAGTCGGGGAGCGGTGTCTCATATTTGCGTGCGGAATTTGGAGGGTGCCCGTATTGAACGGTTCGGGTGTCCACTTTGTGCGAGCAAAACCGATCCCACCCGCAAGCCTCCGCAATCGTGATTCTTTGTTGTTCTGGTTTCATGGTTCGGTTGGTTGGTTAAGGGATTGAAGTGCTTGTTCAACGATTTCATAGGCCGCCCCGCCGATGTGAAATGATTCATTATTCCGCAGTGCCAATAAAACCTCCGCCAGCCTGTCGCGTTGATCTGTGACCGCATCGAGCGCATCCACGCACCGCATGGTAGCTGCGATCAGTCCGGCGTCACCCCACAGTTCGCTGTCGGGATGCCCGCCCAACTCAACGCGTAGTCTCTCCTCGAAATTATCCCGCTGCTTTGTGACGACGGTTAGTTCGCGTTGCATCTTTTTAGCGTGGTCCCAGATAGTCCCGTTGGGGTCCATCATCTCGCAACCTAAATCTTTGTTTTGCTGGATGTATTTTGCCTTCCATTCATCGCGCTCGCATTCGATTCCTTCTAAACGCTCAGACTGGAGCTTATATAAGTCACGCCGAAATTCTAAATCCGACCGGGCCTCATCCCGCTCGCGTTCTAGCTTTCGTGACAAAAACACAATTGGATTTTCGTATGTGGTTTTACTATTTCCCACATAATGATCTTCTTGCAGAAATCTGAGGTGTTTGTTTGCCTTTACGCATTGGTCTGTTTCTGGTGTGTCAGTCATTTTAATTTCGAGTTGCGAGTTCATGATTTGCTTTCGGCCAGTTTCCTTGCCAGCTTCTTTTCGATTGCTGCGTTGAACCTTTCAACGTCCTCGTCCCTGATAATAAGCCCAATGGTTTCAGGTCGTGAGTTAAAGGTTATCCTGTTGAGCTGCGATGCAACGCCAAACGGAACCTTTGCGCTTCTCGCCGTGTGCATAAGATTCTTGCCTTTAATTAGCTTCATCCCACTTGGTATTTCTTGGGTGTCTAGGTTAATATCTGGATTCCTGTCAATTGCTTTCATTTCTTGTGTAGATTAAGTTTCTTTTCGGTTTTAGTAGTTATTGGACCCAGCGGTCGGATTGCACGCGCTGTGATGCCTTTCCCATCGCACTGAATCTCAGGCGTTTGCGCTCGGCACGTTGTTTTCGGTAGTTTGCCATGGGTGTCATAATAACGTGTTCTGAGCGTATTGGATTTTAGCCATCACTCGCTCGTAAGTGTCCTCATTGAGCGTCCAGCATGAGTTGCAGCGGATGGAGTCACAGCCCACTGTCCACCATGTCCGCTTCCCCGACCAATGGCGGGCGCCGGGAGCATGGACGAACAAGTCAGCATCCCCGCAGAATGGGCAGCGGAGTCCTGAGAAGCTCAGAACAAGCGCATCGAGCTGACGCCGGGAAGCGTCCTTGTCGATTCCGGCTTGGTGGGCGGCGCAGCTCATGACTTTACGTTCTGCGGATCAATGGTTGGGGAAGGAATGGAGGCGTGCGTAATAGCAATGTCCCGCTCACGCCGATACATGTCACGTTCCTCGCGCAGGGATTCCGCTTCGGCTTTCCAAGCGTCAATTTCCGCCTCCGCTTCCTGTCGCGTGACGTATTCCGTGTTGTGGTCGGTATCGTCCCTTGTGAGTATTTTCATTTGTCGTTAATGTTTCCCGTGTTTTTGCACATCAAGAAGGGTTGGCATCCACATATGCAGAACAAGCCATGTCACGCGACCCGCAACCGCTTTGCAGTTGCTCCTCAATCGCTGGACTTGGCGCGGGCGCGTGCATAGCGGCGTTCTCGGAAGAAAATATCTCCGGGTGACTTTCCATTTCCTCGGCGCAGCACCAGCCCGTCCCAGTCGCATCGAAGTCGTGGCACATTGCCCTGAGTCGTGGGAATGCCCATCGGCACAGCAAACGGGCTTCGTCGCGCTCGCGTTCTAAATTATTTGCGAAGTCCCTCCATAGCCAATCATGCGCCATCCCTTCCTTGGCTTGGTGAGCATCGGTTTCCGGTGTATCCGAAGACGGAGAACAAGCCGTCGCATCCGATGGTCTCAACGGCTTCTCTTTGGCTGGCGGATTCCAGCATCCTCCATACATCTCGCACTTTTCCATGTCGTGGCAGTTTTCGCAGTATTTCATAGCATTGGCTTTTCAGTTGCGTCCAGGGATGAACTTTGATCGTTCTTTACAAAAATACCGTTAACCATGCTTCCAGTTCGCTCTTTTATTTCGTTATAAGCGGCTTGCACGCAATCCTCAAAATCAAGCCCTGACATTTCAGCGGCTAAGATAAGCGTGATCGTAGTGTCTCCGATACCGTCTTTAAGTTCACCCATAGCAATATCATGACCAATTTCGTCAAAGTCATTCATGCCCCATTCTACGGCGGCGTCCCTAGTTTCAGTTAGCTCCTCCTGCGTTTTAGATAGTTGCCCTAGGAGTGTTCCCTTGCCGTTTGGTCCGGTGATTCCTTTGTCAGCCCCCCACTGCTTAATTTGTTCGATTAGTTCTTTCATTTTATTTTTCCGTTTATTGTTTTGCCCCGTATGAGGCGATTAGTAATGCGTCAGCGGTTGCGTGCGTGACCTTCATGCTGGGGAATAGCTCCTGAGCTTTGCGTTTCGACACGTTCTTGTCGCCTTTCGTCATGCACCCCATGGCTTTCTGCCAGACTTGCGGTCTGACCCGCTCAAAGGGGATTCCCGCTGCCGTGAGTGCCATTTCGAGATGGCCGAAGCCATTGCCAAAGGTGAAGGCCGATTTAACACCCATCTGAGGTGAGCTATGCACCTGCTCCAGATAAGCTCTGCATTGATGTGCGGCTCCGTGTCCGCAACTTATATCCGCCATCAATTCCCACAGGTCTTGCAACGTATCGGGCATCTTCTCGACGCACACCCTTCCGTCTGTGATCCACGCGATTGCACCATTGGTTCCGGGGTCTATTCCGATTGTTGTCATTGATTCCAGATTTTGAGTTTTAGCTTCTTGGCGAGTCCAATTACAGCGTCTAGTTCCACTTCATCTGTGAAGCTATGGCTCGTATCAGATTTGAATGCCACCCATTTCCCATCTTCCCGACGAAGCGTTTTGATTCGCTTCAGCTCTTGCCACTTGAGCCGTGGAGATAGGTTTCCGTTCATTTCTGGGAAGAAGTCGCTCATTTCCTTGGTTCGGCTAGGATCATTTCGCTTTTGTGACGGGCAACTTCATACCCCAAGGACGTTTCAACGATTACGACGCTACATCCCTTTAGGTCACTCAAGACGTTCTTCATCCATTGGACTTCCTCAGGCCTCGATTGGTCATACGGCGTAGTGAGTGAGAGATATCCGTTGATGGCGGCATCTACTGACGATAAGATTTCGATTTCCATATTGGTTTATGGTTCTAACTCAAAAAGGGATATCCGAGTCGTCGTCGTCTTGAGCATTCTGTTGCGGTGCATATCCATTGGATTTCGACTCGCCATGCTGATTTTGCTTTGGTGCATCCCAGTCCACGATCTTCGCGTTTCCTAGGATTGGCCCCTTTTCGCCAGCTGCCTTACGCTCCTTGCTGATCTTCTGGACGATGAATCCATCGTTACCGTATTGATCCTTTTCGTCACGGATTAGAACGGTGACATTGAGATATTTCTTCCCGGTTTTTGGCGACTCGTAAAGCTCGGTCTTGTCAATTTTGCTAACGTCTAGGCTAATGTCGATTGTCTGTTTCATTGTGTGATGTATTTTGGTGCTTCAATTAGTGCGATTCCTTCAATTTGTTTTGGCCAGTGGTTCGTTGCAACGCATTTCTGCCACTTCGCCACGGCATTCATATACCCCGCTCGACCGAGTTCAAGCAAATTCTCAGATAATTCTACCCATGCGGTTTCATGCGGTGATTCCGTCTCTACGAAGCAGAAAATAAACCGAGTGCGTTTCTCGCCACTTGCTGCGTTCCAGAGGTCGAGGTAGAGTGCTGCTTGCCAGTGGTAGCCCCGATTCACGATGGTCCGCTGGATGGCTTCAAGGCTCCCAATGTCCCCAGTAGTCTTGAGATCCACCAGACAGTCGAGGCCATCAGGCACGATGTCGATAAGTCCCTTGATTTCCGTTGCCCCGATCTTGCCGAAAACAGCAACCTCGGTTTGGTATTTAGCGGCGAAGTGGGCGAGGTAATCATCCGTCACCGTCTCCGCGATTGTGATCGCCTTGTCGATTTCGTCTCGTGACGTGATGATTTTGCCGGATTCAGCCTGTGCGACTTTCCACTCGCGGGCCTCCTTTGTGCGGAAGTCTGCGTATGGGGAAATCGCTATGAGGCCTTCCACGGTTTCCGGCTCCAGAGTTGCTGCATGAATAAGAACCCCAAGATCCATTGCTTTCGACGCATCCCTTGGTTTACAGTGACGCCAGTTGAAAGGAGATTTATTAAAACCCCAAAGCAATGACTTGGAGACTGGTCCCGCCTTGGGGTCTGAGGGGGTCGCTGTGCGCTCGTAATATGTCTTTCCTAGTCCTTGTTCGATTTTCATTTAAGCAGCTTTGTGAGGATTCCTGTGATCTTTTGAAATTTCCCGAGTTTGCTTGTCGTCGGGCTTCTCAATGCGCCAATCAATGCGATTGTCAATTCCAAATCGCTGCCGATGGCGCGTGTTTTCGTTTTATATGGTGTGTGTGTAACTCTCATTTTGTTTTACTTGAAATGTAACTATCTGAAATAATTTTCGCAACATCTTCGGTTATCATCCAGTGCCGGATTATCACCACAATCATCGGCTGGCAGATCACAAGAGCCAGCGTCACTGACGCAAGCACAACAGCAATCAACTCCCGATTCCGCGAAGAAATGAAGATCCGAACAAGGCGTGAGAGGGCAATCCGCCCCCGCTGTGTTATCGAAGTTTTCATCGTGGTTGTTTAGGTTTGAGAGTATCGGAGATCGGTGTCGGGGCGGCGTGCCTCCACTTGATCGTTCTCCGGAAGAATTTCAGCGCACCGCCATTTCATCCACTTCGAGCGTTCTTCGTGCGTGGCGTGCGCCGAGTAGAGATCGGGCGGTGATTGCCCCTTGAGGCGATACATCAGATTGGCAGGGCCGTAGCCTTCGCTGTCACAGTGAGCGGACCATTGATCTTCAATCTCCGCAGCAGCAGCAGCACACATGGACTTGAGGGCGATTCCATTGCATTCCATGGTTACATTCGCCTTGTGCAGATCCACCGCTTTCATGCGCCATGCGTCCCGCTCGCGCTCCAGTGTCCGCGTGAGTTCCACCATTCGCCAGTATGCGGAGGCGGGGCATGTCTCATCGTCTTCCAAGTGGTGAAGATCGGCGGCGAGCATCGCGTCTGTTTCCGGCGTCAATGAAGACGGAGAACAAGGGGCTGATGCCCGACCCTCAATATCGTTTCTGTTACTTTTCATGGTCTTAATCTTTGGCGGGCGTCATAGCCCTAGCGTTCTCGGAAGAAAGTTGCACCAGCCGCACCTTGATTGTCGCGGTAGGCACGGGACGGATTCGGCGGCGTTCTTCCACGATTGCACACGGTTCGCCCCACTCTTCCGCGTTGCATGCTCGGAGGTCTGGCGAACTGTCCGCGTAGGTTCCGCGAGCGTCGTCAATGATCCACTTTTCAGCGGCAGCGTGAGACTTGAACGGTCCGATTGCCGACTTGCTATCCATGTGCTCGCCGGGCGTTTCCAGTAGTATCACCCAGAACCGAGAACAAATCGCCGCTCGCAACGGGCTATCACTTTTCAATTTCTTTTTCATAATTTTCAAATTGGTTCCTCCCGCTGCATCTATGACTCCCAATCCCCAGCAGGATAAACGTCATAGTCTGCGGCTCACTTGAGCACGGGAGGATTTTTGCGGCATCACTCGATACCGCGAAATTGTTTAGGCTTTAGACCTGAAAAATCTAGTGTTGTAAGAATTTCCGGGTGTTGCATTGCGTGTTTCGACCCCACTCATCAGCGATTGCCCATGTTGACGTTCCACAAGCTCCCGCGAAAGCCATCTAGGGTAGTGCTTGCGGGCGTTCCCAGAACAAGAGATTAGGTATTTTTGCTCTTTCGCGTCGAACTCATCAATGGTCTTGTCGTAGTAAATAGTTCCAACAGGTAGCGGGATATCGTCAAACAGGCTCACTGCTTCACCTCCTTTGCCATTGCTTCAAACGCATCGTTTATCGTTTCAGTGGTCGTTTTCACCTTCTTAGCTGGTGCTTCTCGGACAATTTCAACCTCGACAGGCTGAAAAACTTCCGCCTCGATCTCCTGCGTTTCAGTGGGTTCCTCGACGAACGGGTTGACCTTGCTGGGTGTGACGTTGCGCGGAGGTTCTGCGAAGTCGCGCACCTCGTCCTGCGTGTACATCCCAAGAGACATGTCCGAAGCATAAGCGCGTGACCAGAAACTTGCGGCACGGTAACGAAGCATCTGCCCCGGCATCGTGAGCCACTTGCTGCCATTCTTGGTTGACCAGCCTTCCTTTTTCGCCATTTCGAGGGTTATCTTTTCCCCTTTAAGTTCCTCGCCGCTGTCTTTGTCCTTTGCGACGGCATAGCAGGATGAGGGAGCATCGTCGTCATCCATGACAAAGCGGAGTGGCGAGAACTTCCCGGATGCGTTAATCATGCCAATGAGTGCCGTTGCGCTCCATGATGGGCGTCCGTGGATGATCGCGAGGTTTTGCGTGACCATCAATGGATCAAGGCGCGTCCGTTTCGCTACGTTCAAGGCGATTGCACAGTTTGCCACGTTTCCGGCAAAGTCCTTCGGAACCAAGGTGGACTTGGAAAGCATCATTGCTTGCCGCTGGATAAGCTCAAATGCCTGAGTTTCTGCGCTGACTTGCGCCAGTGCCGTATTTTGCGGTTCCTGCGCCACAATCGCTTCGTTTGTTTTCGTTGTTGTTGTCATTTTTTCGTTTTGTTTCGCGTCAACTGCGTGTTCGTTTTAGCTCATTCCAATTTCTCGCCGAAGACCCTCGCATCGCCGTTGACCCACGCATTACCGAAGACCATCGCATTACCGTTAACCCACGCATCGCCGTTGACCCACGCATTACCGAAGACCCTCGCATTACCGTAGGCCCTCGCATTACCGTTGACCGACGCATCGCCGTTGATCCACGCATTACCGAAGACTCTCGCATCGCCGTTGACCGACGCATCGCCGTTGACCCACGCATTACCGAAGACCCTCGCATTACCGTAGGCCCACGCATCGCCGTTGACCCACGCATTACCGAAGACCCTCGCATTACCGAAGACCCTCGCATCGCCGTTGACCCTCGCATTACCGAAGACCCTCGCATTACCGTTAACCCACGCATCGCCGTTGACCCTCGCATTACCGAAGACTCTCGCATTACCGAAGACCGTTGCATTACCGTGAACCCACGCATCGCCGTTGATCCACGCATTACCGAAGACTCTCGCATCGCCGTTGACCGACGCATCGCCGTTGACCCTCGCATTACCGAAGACCCTCGCATTACCGAAGACCGTTGCATTACCGTGAACCCACGCATCGCCGTAGTGCGACAGGTTGCTTTCGCTCTCGACCCATCCGCCTAAGTGCCCCGTCTCGACATCATTAAAGTCCTTCGTGGCGACAATCTGGTAAAGAGTGATTCCGTCAATCTCTTTTGTGTTTTCAGTTAGTTTATATTTCATGATTCTCGCGTCAAATTCGTGTTTGTTTTAGTCTGGTTTCATCCGGGGTCAAGAATAAATTTCGAGATATTTTGATTCATTTTCAGGTTCAACCGCTTCCGGTTCCTTCATGTCATTGCTGCCATATTGGCATTTCCTATAAATCTCGGCAATCATCATTGCGAAAGACTGGTCGAGTCCCGCCATATTTAAGACCCTTTCCCGCGCCCACATTGCGGTTGCGTGGCTTGAGCGGTTGCACCTGTCTGCCGCGTCTTGGTAAGAGTGATAATCGGCCCACGCTGCCATTACTACATGTCGGGCAAGGGACGGTGTTTTAGTTCGCCCTGGCCCTAAGATGTCCTCACGGTCAATTTGGAACGCAAGGGCTGTCTCATCAACTAAGAGGTCAAAGTCCGAGATCACCCTGCGCCCCCTTTCGCGTTGCCTTGGCGATTGCGGCGCGTGCTTCAGCCATGCGGTCCGCGTTTATAGGGTCCGCCAAGTATTTGTCACCAAGCAGATTTTCCAAGGCTTCCAGCATATCAGGGGCAGCGGAAATCAGGTTGAAATTCGCTTGGTTTTCCACCATCCTGTCCCATGTAATGCCGATAATTCCAGCGATAGGGATTTCTCCGGCGTAAATCGCGCATCCCGATTGGCTCCAAGGACCGGGTGTGTGTGTCACTTTGCACCCCCTTTCATCAGTTGAGCATCGCGCCGGAATTGTTTTAGGATGTTAGCCGCGAACTTCCGGGAGATTTGACCCCATGCCGCACCGATAAACAGGGTAACGTCCTTTTTGGTAACACCGTTTTCTCGCCTCCATGCCGCACGGGTGACGCAGATTGTTGATTCTCCTAAACCGTATTGATTAACGCTTTCTGATTTGTGTATTCTCATTTCGTTTAGTTTCTATTGGTTTGTTTTTTTGTAATGTTTAGCCATATCAAATCCGGCGAGGGCGCATGCATCGGCCCATGCGTAATGTGAAGGCGGTTCCTCCATATCCTCCCATGCGTCCCGGCAAGCCTCGCCATGTAGCCATGCCAAGCGGTCGGCCATCATTTCGGGCGGTTGATCCTCGTCCGTTTGCTCGTCAATCTGCTTCCACCAATGGGAAGCGGAGTGTTTCTTGCATCCGTCAGCCATGAATCGCTTCACGGCCTGTTCATGCGCCCCCAAGGGACCGCCAAGGGCTTCGGCGGGTTCCTCCCTCCCGTCATTGCATAGAGGGCAGGAGCTGTCAGGATCGGGCCAGTGACGACTCCCGCATCGAGTGCACGCAAAGTTCATGCTCCCACCCTTTCCAGTGATGCGAATATTTCTGCCATGTCTTTTTCTAGCTCTACGCGGCTTCGCTTTTTCTGCTGCTTCACGGAATAACCCGCCTTGCGTATCTCCCGAAGAAAGCTCGGAAGTTGCGCGGTGAATACTTTTCCGGTTCCGTCTGTATGCGCTGCGATTTCCCGCCAAGCATCCTCCCCGGCTTTGCTTTGCGGAATGAATGCGGTGAAAAGCCCTTGCTTCAAATAAGTCAAATCGAGGTTCATGCGTCCCCCTTTCCGGTTGCCTTGGCGATTGCGGCGCGGGCATTTTTCCACATTGCGCGGTCGTAGCTGTCGGCCTCCCGTGGTTCTTGTGGCATGAGCATCCGCAAGGCTTCCAGCATATCAGGGGCAGTAAATGCCGTTTTCTTCACGTCTGGCGTTATTTTGATTCTCATAATGTTTTTAAGTATTGGCGAGGGTTCGAACCTCGCCGGGTTAGTATTTAGAAGCTGGAAACAATCACTCCGCCGTCGAACTCGATAAGCGTCCCGCGGTCCGCGATGAACTCCCGGATTGCATCGTCAGTTTCCTCGGTTGAATCAAAAATACCGATCTCGGTCTCGACCCGCTCCGGTCGCCCAAAATAAGCTAGGGAAAAATCCATCAAGCTGCGGAATTCCGGGAAATCGCAGCGGATGGCGCAAACGTTCAATTCCATTTCCTCGCCAGTTTCCTCTTCGCGCTGTTCCAAGTATTCCGCCAAGGCTTTCGCCCCGTTCCATGACCAAGCGGCATTTTGATCTGATTTGAGGGCTCGGGCGATGGCTGAGGTATCAAGTGTAGTTTTCATCGTAGTTGATTTGTTTTAAGGTGTGAAATTCGCCCTGCATCGCGGGCAGCGCTTGGATGTGAAGAGATTGGCGACAAATCGTCAGCAATCAAGAGAAAAAACAATTTATTTTTAGGCCATGAAAATGGCGGAGACGAGCCAAGCGGCAGAGATAACCGCTGCAATGCTCAGGGCGATTCCCGGAGCTTTACGCGGTCCGAAAATTGCGGCCATTGCGACGAATGCCACGGCGGCGATAATGAAAATGGAGGATTGCATTGGATTAATGGGATTAAAGTGGAAGGCAAAGCTCGAATCCGACAATTGCATTGGCAGAAGCGGCATTTAGCAGGACAAATCGACCGCGTGAGACAAGAGGCAAGTCGCCCCGCTCGTTATAGACGGGACATGCGGAGAAGCCCCCGTTTTCCGTTCGCCGGATTGCGTAAAGCGTCCGCCCCTTGGCTAGCCATTGCCGCCCGTCGTCAATTGCCGCTTGAAGCTCAGCGGGGCAAAACTCGATTCCCGCAAGTTTGATATTTTCTTCGATTGTTTTCATCGTTTCGTGTGTGTGTGTGTGTGTGTGTGGTGTGGCGTTGCGTCGTGCAACCGAGAAGAGACTAAATCACGGGCGGAGTTTGTCAACAAACAATCCACTCTAAATCAAAAATAATTTCAAGACATGAGCAAACCCTAGGAAATACAAGGCTCAGGCGGTACATGTACGGACCAAGTCGCAAGCAAAAGAGCGATGTCAGCGTACGAAGAAGAAGCCAAGCTCAGCGCACCGTGGTAGCTAGCTTATAGGTTGTTGTCGGTCTTAAGTAGGGAGATGGGAAGATCAAGCAGGATAGAGGCATGAAGAATCACTCCTGAAATCCATTGACTCACTGAAAAGATAAACTCAACGCGCGTACAATCTCAGGCTTAGTAATCATGCGAGGGAAAGGGCTTGTACAGTCTTCGCTTCGCTTCGACGTACCTTTATGTACTTGTACGATGCTTTATGGGCTTGTCCCAGCTACGCTCCGCTCCGCTGTAAGATAGGGAGCATACGATGGATAGGGGCTTGTACCCGACTTCGCTCCGCTTCGTCGAAGGATAGGTGATAAGTGATCATCCTTGTCTCTCTTCCAGATGGATTATACTCAGACTTTCGGAAACGTGTCAAGCTCAGTTAGAAATAGACATGAGACAGCACCGAAAACGGGAATCTCACGAGGATCGATTCTGGCGCGATTGGCGCGATTCTGGCACTATTGCAAAGCCGGTCGATTCAAAGCGATTTTAGACTAACTGCTCTCTAACATACGACTTGGCACACGGATTCACAAACGCAACGAATAAGCAGGTGCAAGCTACATACGACAAGCTAGGCAAGCGGGTGATTCAAACGAGCGTTTAACATGGACACGGCATGACAAGCGAACGATCCAAACAAGCGTTTCAAATAGGAGATGGCTCGATACATTACCGGCGCGCTAAGGATTCACGACGATGCGGCGATGGCGATATGGCTATATGACTACGCGGTTATATTCATGCATGGTCATAGAGTGGGGGGGGCGGGGGTCGAGCTTCTGGCGCAGTGGAAAATCCTGAGCGGTCTAGTAGCCAAACAAAAAATGCGTAAAGGGGGCCATTGTGCTTGACGCTGGATTAATTCGTGAGTAGGAGGGGGCATGACTGAGAGCGTGCTTGATCCGTGGTTGATGCTTGGGGATACGTTGGAGCGCATGAAAGAGATCCCAGATGGGAGCGTTGACATGGTAATGGCGGATTTGCCTTATGGGACGACGCAGAACAAGTGGAACTCGGTGATTCCGTTGGAGCCGCTGTGGAAAGAATATTGGAGACTCTTGAAGTCCAATGGGACTGTTGTGCTTACAGCCCAGACCATGTTCACTGCCTCGTTGATGGTTTCTAGCCCAAACGAGCACAGATACAATTTGATTTGGGAAAAGACAAAAGCCGGAGGTTTCCTGAATGCAAGAAGAATGCCTTTGCAGGCGCACGAAGACATTGTTGTGTTCTATAAGTCCCTTCCCACCTACAACCCACAAATGGAACCGGGCAAACCTTACACCAAAAAGGCCGTTTCAAATGGCGACGGGAAGAACTATGGAAAGTTTGACAGACAAGGCAAAACCGCTGTGAATAGAGGTGAGCGTTTTCCGCGCAGCATTCTAAAAATCGCCAACGACAATCATGGGTCTGTCCACCCCACCCAAAAACCCGTAGCCCTGATGGAATATCTTATACGCACCTACACCAACGAAGGGGAAACAGTTCTGGACAATACCATGGGTAGCGGAACTACTGGGGTTGCGTGCGTGAATACGGGGAGGAGATTCGTCGGCATTGAGCGTGATGATGAATACATGGAGATCGCCAAAGATCGCATTAGTCTTGCAATCGAATCCAAGTTACCTATTACCGAATGTAGTTGACAACGACATAATATATGGTAGTTTTCGCGTGAGCCGATGCGTGTTGCGTTGGTGATACTTTAATATATTATGTCTAGTCCCGTATCGTACGACCTGCAGGGTCAAGGTGGAGGCATTGTGCTTTCGACTGCTGCTACCACTTATACAGGCAAGATCCGCTGGATTCAGGTTGTGAATGACGCTGTGCTGGCTACTGTGGCAAGTGCGTCTGGGAGCATCACTGGGGCAACGCGATTGACTGCCATTACGCTTCCTGCTGGCTTGGGTATTGGTGGTGACTTCAGCCAAGTGATTCTGACATCCGGCGTGGTGATCGTTTACTACGCGTAATGTCCCAGTTTGCCCAGAGTGGTAGCGCGATGGATTCAGCGATTGGCGAGGACGCTGATCGTGGGTTCGTGAGCGTTAATCAAAGGCTTCAGCTTAACCAGCTCCAAGAGGGTGAGGTAAGAGAATCATTGAATGGGCGCATGGAGGGGTATTGGAAGCCACGGAAGAACGTGGTGAGTAGGACGGGTGCGTTGACTACGGGAGGTTCTCCCCTGCAGCTGCCCTTCCTCCTGACTGGAACAAGCGTCTTGATTACGGCAGCGTCAGTTACCGCTGGCGTGGTTACGCTTACAACTGGTTCTGCTCACGGACTAGCTCCGGGGGCAACTCTAAACATTGCTGGGATTGGCTACACGACTGGAAGCGATCCTAATGGGGTGTTTACTGCGGCGACGGCTTCGGCATCTACGATTACTTATGCGCTTGCCGGTGGGTCTGGAACATACACCGTTTCTGCCGTTGAGCCAATTTCTGAGGTGATTAAGTCCACTTCAAAAGCAATCGCCTCGTCCTCACTTACCACCAACGTGGTGACAATTACAATTACTGGTGGGCATGGGTTCCTTCCGGGAACTGTTGGTTACGGACTGATCGCTGGATTGACTTTTACTGGGACAGATCCTAATGGGCTGAGGATTTTGACTTATGCGTCAGCAACAACCATGACGTTCCCCGTTACGGCTGCAACTACGGCTGTTTCGGGTGCCGGCACGTTGTCTCAAACTCCGATCAACGACGATGCTGCGGCCAACGTTCGTGCTTCTTGCCTATTCAGCGATCCAAACGATAGCAACAAGGAGTATGTGATTATTGCTCTGGATACTGTCGCTAAGAAGATTGACTTGGATGGTTATGCGATTACGGACATTCCGTATCCTGCTGGAGACGCTATTGGTGCTGACACTGACATGATCCAAGTGTTCGACAAGGTAATGATCTTCCGTGAAGGACAACGAGCACTTGAGTGGTATCCCAATGGAAGGCCTATCCTATCCGCGAGTTCCAATGGAACAGCTAGCCCGGACACGGTAGTTACAATAAATCTTCGTGAACATGGGTTGCTGGTTGGAACGTCAATCACGATTGCTGGTCTTACTGGTGGAACACCTCCAAACGGAACGTATGTGGTTGATACCGTGACGGATCAAGATACGTTTACGTTTAAGGCTGCATCAATATCAACAGGCACAACATTTGTTACTACTGCGGCTATTGCTACTGACGGGTTCACGCTTTCTCCGGGCGGAGCTTACACTCAGCCTCAAACATTTAACATCACGGAAAGAGATGTGGATGTGGTGAGTGGTTTAGTAACTGCAACGGTAACTGGTAATGTCACAGTTAAGGGTGGAGACATTATTATTGTTCGCCAAGCAACAACTCCTGATTTTGCCGAAATGGTCGGCAAAGAATACCAAGTTGTAACTGCGACAACTACCTCAATTAAGTGGTATGCTCCAGTGGGTAATTATAATACTAACACTACGGCTGATACGTTTGAGTTTGGTGGCAGATTTAGCGTAGGCGGTGGCTTTATGCACCAGCCAGGTGCGCCTTGGGGTGTTCACTTTCAACGACGCTTGTGGGTTCCGTTCTATTACGACCAATCCGGGGCTTACAATGTGCCAGTATACACTAGCCGCAAGATTACCGATGAAATATCCGTATCAGATATTCTAGACACTACTACATTTGACCAGATCGAGAACCAATTCCGTGTAAGCGGTGGGACAGCAGACTTTGTTGTTGCAATGCACGGCTTCTATGACGACGGGTTGGTTGTCCTGAATAGGAATAGCCTTCATCTTGTTAAGGGGACGCTGGGAAGCCTTCTGGATGTCACAGTTAAGGAGCTTACATCTGAGATTGGATGTCTAGCCCGCAAATCTGTTGTCATGCGTGGCAATGCAATGCTCTTTTTGTCTGACGATGGTGTGTATGGAGTTGAGTTCCTTAACGATTACAACCTGCGAGGCACTGAAGAGCCACTTTCCAAGAACATTCAGCCGTATATCGACCGGATCAACGCTGACTACTCTGATAGGGCAGTAGGAATCTTGTTTGAAAATAGGTATTACCTTGCTGTCCCGCTAGATTCAGTTCCTGGTGCTGGTGACGCATATGGGAACAACGCTATTTTGGTGTATAACTTCCTAAATAAAGGGTGGGAATCACTGGATACCTTTGGTGATTCTAGGTTCTTGATTAAAGACTTCGTGATTGGTAGTGCTAGCGAGAGGAACAACCTCTATGCGGTGACATCCAATGGCGGGCTGCATCAAATCGAAGCATCTGAAAGCTCCAATGACACTCTGAACGTAGATAACGCTGCTGCTGTTGTGTCTCCTGCAATCAATGCGTCTCTTACGACTAGGGGATACGACCTCGGGACAATGGAACGCAAGCGGTTTACCGACGCACAGGTAAACATCCAGTCTCTTCCCGGCCAAAACTCGGAATATAATATTGCGTTTGCAGCCGAAGATCCTGACGACGCTCAATCCATAGGCACAACTACAACTTTGCTTGGTGGGTTGCTTACCCCTAGCGCAGCAACTGAAGCTGAAACAGCAAGCATCCGGTGTAGGCTGGGTGGCATTAGGGGCTTCACAGGAACAATGATCTTGACAAGAACTATCGGATCACCCAAGGTCAACTCAGTAAAGGTAGCTGGTTCAGTAACCAATAGACAAATCGTTTCACAGAGATAAAATATGGGCGCAATTGACACAAGTTACACCTTTACAGCTACTGACGTAATCACTAGCGCGAAGATGAACAACATCCTCGATCAAAGCACAATTACTGCCACTGCAATCATCGGGTCCACTCTTGCAGTCTCTACCGGCAAGCTTTCCGTTGCATCCGGTGGTATCACATCAAATGAACTTGGTGCAAATGCGGTCACGACGACGGCGATTCTTGATGCTAACGTCACAGCAGGCAAACTTTCCGCCGACTCAGTAATCACAGCTAAGATCTTAGACTCAAACGTCACCGCCCCCAAATTGGCGACTGACTCGGTTGAAACTGCTAAGATCAAGAACGCAAACGTAACCGCTGCGAAGTTGGACGGGGCGCAGACTGGAACAGCTCCGATCTATGGTGCTCGAGCATGGGTGCGCTTCAATGGAAATAACAATACTTCCGGAACTACGGATGCAAGTAATACTAATCGTCAGATCCTTGGTAGCGGGAATGTAACTAGTGTGTTGAAGAACGGGATTGGCGACTATACTGTAACGTTTACAACTGCCCTTCCATCTGCAAACTATGTCTGTGTTGGGCAGCGGGCATACCAAGCAGGAGATAGCGCTAATGTAACGGTCCAAGCTATCTACTCAATTCCTCAAACAGTAAGTAGCTTTAGGTTTTATACATACGCTGATAGCCAATTAGCCAATAGCGCAGATGTTCAGCTTGTGTTTTTCGGATGATTGATTGTTCCTAATGAATGCAAACTTAGGAGAAGCAATAAAGATATATGGTAAAGCATTTCACGAACTTTTGTATTGGCACTTATGCTTTGGCGTTGTCATTTCTGACGCTGAATGCTTTGCCTTATGCTTCTACTCGCAAGAGGAAACGCCGAATCAAGCTTGTGAAGTTCACCATTCCGACACACTCTTTGTCACCATGTGCGTTGGTGACATGCGGAAGTCTCTTAGAAAGTTCCTCAATGACTTTGAATACATCGCATTCCAGCGTGAATTTAAGAATTCACCTAGGGTAAGGGTGTATAACATGCAACAATTTTACTCAAAACTCAAATAACACAAGAATATGGGAAGCAAGCCTAAAAAAGTAAAGGCACCAAAGGCAGATTATGGTGCAGACATTGGAAAATTCGTATCAGCTTATGGTGGTGCGCTTCCGCAGGTTCTTGGGTTTGAAAAGCAGTTTCGTCCAGAGTTTCAAGGATTGAATCTTGGAGATATTTCTAGCTTTTTAGGTGGCGTTGGTGGTCAAGAAGGCTTGTTTGGACTTAGCCGGATGGCATCGCAAGAAGCTGGGCAACAACTCGGAGCCGCACGCGAAGGCGAACTAGGCCAGATGGCTGGTCAAGCACCGCTTACCCGTGGTGTCATGGAGGGTCTTTCGCCAGAACAAGCGGCAGTGGTTCAAGGCTTCTCTCAGGAAGCTGAACGCGCTAGGGCATCAGCACAAGGCGTAACTCCAGAAGAGCGTCGGGGATACGAGCAACAAGCGCGTGAAGGATTCCAAGCGTCTGGCCGACTCGGTGGAAACCTTGGTATCGTCAGCGAAGCAATGGGACGTGAAGATGTCATGGCCCGTAAACGTGCTGAAGCGGCTCAAGCTGCTAATCAATCATATGCTGCCGCTCAAGGGTTCTACACGCAGCCGGGACTCGCGCTATTGAGTCAACAACCGCTTTCGTATCAATCCGGGCAGCAAATGCTTGCTTCCGGCATGGGGCAGATCGGCCAAGGAACTCCGGGTTTGATCAACCCAGACACGGGACTTAACCTTGGCGCAGCAGAAAGGCAGAATCAGCTCCAAGCTCGAATGGCAAACGCGCAAATGCAAGCATCTCGGCAATCTGGGATGATGGGAATGCTTGGGAGCATTGGTGGAGCGGCACTTATGGCACCAATGACTGGTGGAGGATCACTTGCTGGACTTGGATTTGGAGCACTCGGACTCGGGAAATAATAATATGGCACTACTAGGATCATCCGTTGACCCGCGCCTGTTCGTTCAGGATTACTCAGGCTTTACACGCGCTGCTGACATTCAAAGTCAGAGCATGCAAAATCTTGGGCAGCAAATCGCTGGAGGAATTGAAGAAGTTGGCGACTATTTCAAGCAACAAGGTGAAAAGAAAAAGCTCATCAAAAAAAGCGACATTCAAATTGATGCTGCTTTGAAGTTATTCCCTGATCTTGCGCCAACATTGCAAGGTGTGCGCGACCAAATTAAGGATGAGAACATTTCTCTGGATGAGCGTGCAGGTATTGCCGAGTCTGTTGCTGGACTCATCAACATGGGGACAAATCAAATGCAGTCCATGGCTGAGTTTGGTCTCCAAAAAAGGCAACTTGATATTCAAGAAGGTCGAGCGATCCAAGAAGCATTGATGAAGCAAGCTGAAATGCAAAGCTCCAAGTGGCAATCTTACGACAAAGAAATTGTAATTGATGGACAGAAAGTCAGGGTTACTGGATCACTAGATCAGTTCGGACAATTCAAAGATATCAAAAATAATGTTTATCCAAGTGTTGCAGATGCGCTTGATCCAGCGGGACAAGCAGAAACACCACTTGCAGATGGAGCATATCCAGATGGGGTGCCAACTGATGGAACACCAATGGACGGGCCTGGCGTATTGCCACTAGACAAACAAAACAAAGTTCCAGAACCTCCGATCAACTTTGATTTTAATCAGTCCCCAAGCGTTCCAGGCGATACTAAAGTTGCCCCGGAAGTGGTGGCAAACATCGAAGCCGCTGGTGGAGTTCCAGTCGCCAAACAACCTGCATTCCGGCTTCCCCCCGGGGCTTCGATTGTGGAGGAGAAGCCAAGCGAAAAACAAGAAACCCGAATGACCGCTGATCAAGTGCAGAACCTTGTAATTCAAGGCTTTAGAGTTAATGCAAGACCAATTGGTGGCGGTGACTTTATGGTTAGTGGGGCGGACATTGGCGGGCAAGCTGGAGAAACAATCGAAACCACTTCAGAAGGCGGTGTTAAAATTACTCGCGGTGGTGCTAGCGCAAAAGCTGAAGCTGTAAAAGAAGCTCAAAAAGAACAGTCATTTGAAAGATCTAGGGGAATTATTGGAGCCGCTGCTGATTCAATTAACATGATTAAATCAGACCTTTCTCAAAATCCTGTTATAGCAAAAGCCCAACAAGGGCTTTCAATTGTTTTGCCTGCATCAACAGAGGGGAGAATTGCAAAAAACCTAGAAACTGTAAAAATCCTCAATTCTAAGGAAGCGGTTAATCAAGCACGGGCGGCCTCTCCGACAGGGTCGGCTGGTGGAAACATAACTGAAAACGAATGGAAAATATTCCAGAACAATTTCGGAACATTAGAAGTTGGAATGTATCCACCTGACTTAGCTTCTAATCTTCAAAAAACCTCATTAAATCAATTTGAAGCAGTTAATGGAAGGCCTGAAGATGTAATTAAATTGTTTAATAACGGAAAAATCACAAAGCCAGTATTTGACGAATATCTAAAAGAATACAAGCAAGCTCGAAAAATTCTAGGAATTCCAGATACTGGGACTGGTGGGCCGGGAGACGATTGGACTAAATACAATCCAAACCTTTTAAGGTTTGATAAGGAGAAACAAAGCCAACTCAGTCCTCAGGCGCAAGCAATGCAAGAGGAAATCGACCTATTGAAGGCCAACAAGTAATCAAATCAACATGTCAATTAAAGTAATCTCTGAGCTTGAGGGTCAAAAACAACAAGCGACTTCGGAATTCAAGCTTCTAAGCGAACAAGCGCAATCATTATTTAATTCCGGAGATCAGCTTGGTGCAGCTAAGGCGACGCAGAAGGCACAGCAGTATGTTGATTTGGTGAACAAAGCCGATCTTATTATTAGCAATCAAAAAGAAAACATTGTAAGAAAACTTGCTGATGGATCATTCTTGAGTGAAAAAGATCCTATGGAAGCTCCATTGACAACCTCTGAGGGCATTGATAACAAGCTAGCCAAAGGGTTGTCCGCAGTTATTGGCCAGCCAGTAAATATGCAGTCAGAGCTTGGGTGGGAAGATCGAAAGAATCTTGCTTTCCTTACTGACCCTTCTAAAGATGAATACCTAAAAGAAAAGTATGGCGAACCAAACGTGAAGACAATGAATGTCATGGGTGCGCCAGTAAGACTAATTAACGATGGCAGTGGATGGTTTCCAGTTGATCGTTATGACCTCACCTCAAAGGATTTCGCTGACGCTATTGGTGAGATTGTTCCAATGGCTGGATCTGTTGTTGGCGGAATTGGTGGTGCAGCATTGTCAAAAACTCCTGCCGGAACATCAATCGGAAGTGCTGCTGGATATACTGCTGCTGGAACACTTCAGGATTCTCTTGCAAAAGCCGTTCTCGGTGCTGGAGAAGGATTCGGCAACTCTATTATGCGTAGGTCAACCGAAGCTATGATCGGGCTTCCGATTGAATACGGCGTCACTAAAATTGGTGGTGCGCTTCTTCGTGACGTAGCAACAATGAGGAAGGGTAAGGTTTCGGAAAGAACAAAGTTAATTAACGAAGCTGGTGAGTTTCTTGCCAAGGAAGGATATCCAACAAGCTTGGCTCGATTTGCTGGCGGAAGTGTTGAAAAGCAAGAAAAAATGCTTCGCGCCGCACAGAATCTTCCAAATTCAAAGATCGGTCAAGACTTAGCTTTTGGAGCAAAACGGCTTGCAGCCTTCATGAGTGATGAGGTTCCTAGAGCTAATTTACCAACAGTTTTGTATGATGATGCAATAAAAGCATTAAAGGCTGACAACGATCTTTATCTAAAACAAGTCGCGATTTCAGATAATGCTACTGCTCAAATCCTAAGAAGGAGCGCAAGCGAGGAAATGCAAAGACAAATGTATAAGCCCAAAATTGACGAGGGAGCTGCCGCATTGTATTTGAAAGAATCACTTGGAAAGGGCAAGGCTATTGCAGAACAAGCTAAAAAGGACGTTTATGACTCCTTTTATCAAGAGGCTGACTCTGTTGTAAGTGTGAATCCAATTGAGTTGGCTGAGAGGATTGAGAGGTCATTTTATGGTGGTGCATCAAGACCAGCGGAAATTCAAAAGGTTATAAGCAACTTAAGGGCTAGGCCGCAAAATGCCAATAAGATTATTGATCTTCAAAAGCAAATTGATGGCGGGAAACTGTCGCCAGAAGCTGAGAGTATTACTCGTAGGAAAATTCAAGAACTTGAGGAAATCTCTGGTCCGCTCAGTGCGAGTCAATTGGATGAGCAGGTAAGGATTATACGGGACCAAGCTCCATCTGGTCCAGTTGCAGGTAGTGGTGCAAATGAACTGAAAAGGGCGTCAAGCACCGCAGAGAGGGTTGTTACGCAATTTCGTGACGATGTTTATAAGAAGCAAGGACTATACGACAAGTGGTCTGATGCTACGAATAAGTATCAAAACTTTCTTGATTACACGCAAACTGATCTTTCTAAAATCCTTGAAGGCAAGCTAGGGAAAACCATGACATCTGGTGATGTTATGAGAGCCGCTTACAAGTCGCCAGAAGACGCGAAATTGATTCTTTCTGTAATCAAAAGAGATGATCCAGCAAACTTTGCGAAATTTGAAGAGTCAATGCAAGAAGCCTACATAAACAGTATTGGCCTAAATGGAAGAAAACTCGGTTCTAGCGAAGGATTTGATTTTGACGAGAGGATCGTAAGAGAACTTTTTGGTTCTGAAAATGGAGTCAAGGGACAACGGATGGTTAACAAGCTAATAGATTTGCAGGCTTACTTTAAAGCTCAGAAACTTGACCCATCTAAGATTACGTTTGATGACCTAAAGCAACTAGAGGGAGTTGTATCTCAGGACGCAATTAAGGAGATGAAGTTCCATATTGCCAATAGGATTTCAAATCAACAACACGCTGAGAAACTTGGGCGTAACGTTTTGATTAAGGACGTTTTAAATGGACACAAAGAATCGATTACTAGAGGAGAATTTCCTAGAGCATTGTATGATGCTGAACCGGCACAGGTGAAAAAGGTGTTTTCTAAACTTAATCCAGCTGAACAAAAGGCAACTCGAGAAGATTTCGCTGAATACGTATTTTCTCGTTACCCCGGTGATCCTGATTCAACGGTAATGAGATTGCAGCTTTGGAATGGTGATCATTTTCGCAAAGACATTGCAGCAAATCCTAAGCTGAAACAAAACATGGAGATTGCTCTTGGTGAAGACTTTGTTAATAGAATGATTGCTGCTTCTCGTCTCACTGAGGCAACTCAAACAGTGTCAAAGGGGGCTAGTATCAAGCCAACTGGTGTTGCTACTCCAAAAGAAGCTCGCTTCTTCGTTCCTATTGGCCCAATTATGAATTCCATTGGAACTCGGGCGACTGCTGCAATGTATAGAGCTGGATCATTGTTTCCGCTTCTTGGAAAGATGGCTCAGAAGGAGCTTACTCAAGAACAATTTCAAAGAGAAACGTCAAAAGCACTTGGCACTGCATTGCTTACGGCGAATGGTATTCAAGCTACATTGCAGACTGGAAGGTATGATCCGGAATGGTCACGTCGTCTTGGGCAAACACTTGGGACGGCATCGAAAGATTCGATTGATTACGCAAAAGCATTTGGATACGGAACACGCTTTTAATGAAGAGCGTTGCTTTTCAGTAAATTAAAGGTTAAAAAATCAAAGTGACTCCGGAACCAGCACCAATTGATCCAAACGAAAAGCTAAAAGCGGAATACGTTGACGAACGGGAAGACAAGTCTGCTTGGTTTCTTGAGGTCAAAGAACGTGCAAAGCATTCTCCGGGTAACTGCGTCGAACACTATGCGCCAAACAAGGCCGCAATGGCCCTGTGGCTGGCCGCACAAGGCGCGAGGATAACCGACATCCAGAAGAAGACAGGACTCGGCAGAGAGACGATCAGGGGCCTACAATGGCGTCATAACGATACACTGGAAACAAAGCGCAAGGAGTTCTCGATGAGATACGCAATTGCGGCGCAAGATTACACCGATTTGCTATTTGAGCGTTCCCAACAACTGTTTGATAATCCAGAAGAGCTTGCAAAGATCAGTCCCGATAAGCTGGCCGTCACGGTTGGTATTCTTACCGACAAGGCAGCGCAACTTACTGGCATGGCTACTACCGTGGTTGAGCACCGAAAGGGAGCGAGTCTGGATGATGCGGCGAAAATGATCTTTGATGCAAAAGCTCGTATTGCCAGCAAGATCAAGAGTGACGCCATTGATGTTGAAATCATTAATGAATAAGTAAGATGAACTTAAAAACGATAGACAAGAGAATTAAAGACCTTATGATTTTAACAGGTCAAGAGGAGGAGATAATGCTTTATCGGTGGACAGGTAATGACATCGAATGCAAATGGAAACTCCATATTGGAAATCCATCTCAATGCGTTTGTTTGGGTGAAGTTGATGGGATATTGGTATTTGAGGGCGATTCAATCAAGAACGTATTGGGCCAAGCTGAGGCGCATTTTCGGCAAAGCAAATAACTAATGACCAAAGAGGATGCAATTAAAGAAAACATTATCAAATGATGATTTGGCGTAAACACGCGATTCTTACTCCTCCAACTGATGAGGAAATGGTTGCTATGGCTCCAGATGAGCTTATCGACCTGCATTCTATTTACCATGAGGCTATCGAGAATGCCGAGAAAGATCCATATCACTATGGGTTCAGGCTCCCGCACTGGAGCAAAGCTGAAGAGCAGCTGAAAGAAGTTAATGAAATTCTTGCACTAGGTGGGAATCGCAGCGGAAAGACGCAGTGGGGAGCATTCTCAGTAGTCCGTGCTGCTATCGAAAACCCAAAGTCTGAAATCTTTTGTTTCGCGCAGACATCTGAGGTGAGCATCCGTCAGCAACAAAGTGCCGTTTGGGACTGGCTTCCCGAGAACCTGAAGACAAAGCAAACGAGCGCAAATACCTATATCTCTTACAAGAAGAAGACTGGATTTACCGACTCTTCATTGATTCTTCCGAATGGGTCACAAATCATTTTCAAGACGTACTCTCAGTATCAGAACAACCCCACTATCCTTGAAGGTGCGGAGCTTGGATCTAGGAATCCAGTGTGGCATAACGTAGGAGTTTGGTTGGATGAATACCTTTTAGGACCAGAGTTAATCAATACGCTTCGGTTCCGTCTTGCGACAAGAAACGCAAAGATGCTCGTTACGTTCACCCCTATTGATGGCTGGACAGAGGTGATTAAGGAGTATCTTGACGGTGCAACAACGATTGAATCGCGAGCCGCGGAGTTGCTTAACGGGGAGCTGGTTCCATACGTTCAGAAGTCTAAGAAGTTGAATGCTTCAGTGCATTACTTCCACTCTCAAGACAATGCTTTTGGTGGATACGAGCGGATCAAAGAAACTCTTTTAGGCCGAACAAGGGAAGAAATCCTCATTCGTGCTTATGGAGTTCCGATGAAGTCCCATGCGACTCGATTCCCTAAATTCAATAAGGTTGTCAACGTCGTTTCTCCTGACAAGATTCCAACTAATAACATTACGCGTTATCATGTGATTGATCCGGCTGGCGCGAAGAACTGGTTTATGTGCTGGATTGCCGTTGATGAGACTGGAACATTCTGGGTTTACCGTGAATGGCCAGGAGTTGACGTTGGCGACTGGGCGGAATGGAAAGGTGGCAAGTGGATGCCGGGGCCTGGATCTAAAGGTCAGGGATTCGGCATTCGTGACTACATCGAGGCCATCCAAGAAATGGAAGGCGAAGAGGAGATATTTGAACGTCTTATCGACCCTCGACTCGGAGCCGCGAAATACCAAGTTCAAGATGGATCTTCCTCGATCATTGAGGATTTGAATGAATCTGGAATGGTTTGCATTCCTGCACCCGGACTTGATATTGACGATGGACTTCAAGCACTCATTGGCAAGATGTCTTGGGATAACAGCAAGCCACTTGATTCCGTGAATCGCCCAAGATTCTACGTCAGCTCTGACTGCGAGAACATAATTCAAGCACTCAGCGAATACACTGGCGAAGGTGGACTCAAGGAGGCTTGGAAAGATCCTATTGATGTCTGCCGTTACGCAGCTATCGCCAATCTCGATCACGTTGACAATAGCCAGTCATTTGTTACAACTCACGGGTCCGGGGGATACTGATTATGAAAAAACAAGCAAAGAAAGCAACGAAACGGGGACGACCTGCAAAGAAGACACTCATTATTGACGAGTCACCATGCAGCATTAACAGCCTAGTTAACCAGCAAATTGAAGATGACTTTCTAGTGATGCGGATTTGCAATAACCCTAGTTGGGTAATTGTCCGCATGGATGGACTAGCTGTTCCGGTCAAGTGTCCTGTCCGAACTTCAAACAAACTAGTTGGCAAACGCATCAAAGTATGCCTAGTATCTGCCGACCCTGAAGATTATTACGAATACGCATTATGATTGAATCTCAAGAACTGGAGAATGAAGCTCTTATCTATGCAGATAAAGAGCCTGATATTGGCGCGTTGACTGATGCGTATGACACTTGTTTGATTGACTTGGACTACTATTTTGAATCTTGTTTGAGGTCTTATAATGATCGACGGAACATTTGGGACGGAAAATCCGATGATTTACGCAAGAATGGCGCAAATGCCTTTCCATGGCAGGGTGCATCTGATCAAGAGGTGAACGTCGTTGGTGAACGGATTGACATGTATGTGTCTCTGTTTGACCAAGCACTTCAGCGTAGTCACATCAAGGCGTTCCCAACGTCTATGGCTTCAATGCCGCGAGCTTCTATTGTGTCGTCGTTCCTTAAATGGATGCGCTCGACGTATATTCCTGACTTCAAGAATCAAATGGAGTTGGGAGCGAACTATTTGCTAGAGAAGGGGATTATGGTTTCCTATGTCGGTTGGAAGCGAGAAAAAAGGACATATTTGCAACAAGTAACCATCGAACAGATTGCCCAACAATCCCCTGATCTAGCGAACCTTATTATTGATGGAAATGACGACGAGACTTTGTTTGGCATGATCAAGCAAGCATTCCCCGACTTGTCGAACAAGCGGTCGAAGAAAGCAATCATGGACATGCGGAAGAAAGGTGTCGCCGACATTCCACTTCCTCGACAAACCGTTGATTGCCCAATCGTATATTCGTGTGCGCCAGACGGGGAAGTTGTATTCCCTCCGTATGTTTCCGATCCTCAACGCGCCCCATACATCTTCTGGCGGACGTTCTTGACGGCTCAGGAGCTTGAGAAGAAGGCCACAAACGAAGGATGGGACCGCAAGTGGGTTGATCACGCAATCTCCAATCTTCGCGGTAAAGACTCCATGTATCTTGATGGAGAAAAAGTTAAGACTGTCACTCGACTCCCAATTACGGACGATAATGACTTGGTGATGGTCGTTTATGGATACCAGCGTTTGATTGATGAAGAAGACGGTTCTGAAGGCATTTATTGCACGGTATTCCATCCACAAGCAGAAGGCTACGCAAAGCATGAGCTTCTTAATGGATACGATGACTATCCATTCGTTGTGACTCGTTTGGCGAATGATCAAAAGCGCATATATGAGGTCCAGACGTTCTCTGACGTTCTCCGTGGCGCACAGATGCAAATCAAGACTGAACGTGATAGCCGGATTGACCGAGCATCGTTGGCTACGCTACCTCCATTGATGCACCCTGCTGGTCGTCCTCCATCCGATTGGGGGCCAGGTCGCCGTGTTCCATATCGTCGTCTTGGTGAAATTGCTTGGGGGCCAGTCCCTCCAATGGATCAAGGTTCGGTGGAAGCTGAGATGTCAATGCGAGCACAGGCTGATCGTGCTATTGGACTGGATCTGACCAATCCGCTTACTACTGCTCGTCAACAGTTCTACATTGGCAAGTTCTTGGATCATGTTCGCGACGTTCTAAACATGGCTTGGAAACTGTATCAACGCATGGGACCAGATGAGGTGTTCTTCCAAGTCACTGGGAATCCAAATCCGCAAGTTATGCAGAAGGGCAGTCCTGACGAGAACTTCAGCATTACTGTTTCGTTTGACTCATTGACGACCGATCCAGAAACTGCGGAAACCCAATTGAAGAACATGGTGTCGCTTGTCCAGCTTGATCGTAACGGCATTCTCGATGTCAACAAGCTCCTTGAATTTACTGCTTCGAGCATTAACCCGATCTTTGCGGACTATGTGCTGCAACCAGTCGAGGAAGCTCAACAGAAGGTGGCTAAGAACGTCACTGACGACCTTGCGAAGATCTTTGCTGGTATCGAGGTCCCGGCTCAACCCAATGGCGCACAGATTGCCATACAGATGGTTCAAGCCTACGTTCAGCAGCCTGACGTCGCTCAACGCGCTCAGTCTGATGAGGCGTTTGGAGCGCGTCTTCAGAAATATATGGGGCAGTATCAATTCCAGCTGCAACAAGCCCAGAACGCCGAGGTTGGCCGTATTGGGACTAATCCAGCTCAAATGGGCGGCGTGACTACCCAAGGGATGCAACAATAATGGAGAAGCGATTCAAAAAAGTAGTCACCAATCCTGACACTGGACGCAAGAAGACCGTCAAGTATGGGCAGGCTGGCAAAGCCGCAGACGGTGGTGACAGGATTCGTCCGGGAACAGCTAAGGGAGATGCTTATTGCGCTCGATCCAATGCTATCAAAGGCGACTGGCGTAGCGACAAGAACTCACCAAACAGCTTGTCGCGTAAAAAATGGCGTTGCAGCGGAAGCAAATCAATGAAATAATTTTATGCCTGAATTACCACTGCTGAGTAAAGCCAATAAAAAAACACAACAAACATATAATGTCCCGTTGCTGACTAGTTATGCGGGGTATCCAGTAATTCCCGCCAAAAGCATGGGTCTTGAAGATTACTACAATAAAGACGGCAAGCAAGTAGCGGGAATGGCATGGGGAGGTAGCAAGAATCCTCCGGGGCAAGGAGGCGGGGAGCCTTCAGTCATTATTCCAAATCAAAATTATTTTAGAAACGATCCAACTGGATACAATGCGTTGGTGAAACTGGAAGCATCTAGGCATTGGATGGGAGAAAATGATTACTCTCCTAAGTTCAAAATAACACCTGAGATGCAGGAATGGCGCAAGAAAAACTTTGCAAATATTGGACCAGCTGGCGATGCGTATTTGAATGATGATAATGCGTTTCGACAAACTGTAATTTCAAGGCATATTGGAGGAGATAGGAACATCCCTCCGCTAAATAGTGATGCATTAAAAGAAGTTAGCGTTGTGCAAAGCAATTTGAACAAGGCTGAGGAAGCGTCTAAGCCAACAATCACCCAATCCATAATGTCGGCAATGGGCATGAAACACAAATAATCTTATGAAAAGCAAAGTAAATGGCTGCGGCCACAAGGAAGAAAAAGAATACGGCAAAGGCAAAAAAGGCAAAGGCTACGTCGAGATTGAAATCAAAATGAGTCGTGCGCCGAAGAAGAAAGCCAAACGCAAGTAGTCTATGAAAAAGCCTAGAACAAAAGCAGCTAAACAGGCTAAAGTGGCGAAAGTCATGGGTGAATACAAGGCTGGAACGCTACACGCTGGCGTTAATCCTAAAGGCCCAAAGAAAGCTCCGCTAGCAAAGAGTCGGAAACAAGCAGTGGCAATTGCAATGTCCGAAGCAGGAATTAAGAAACGCAAGTAATACATATGACACCACTACCGAAGCCAACAATTCAGCAAGCTGTCGAATCGCTTTCTGATCGTGATGAGTTCAAAGCAATCGTTCAATTTGTTCGTGACGAGCGTGAACGGTTCTTTGCTGATCTACGTCAATGCACCGAAACTAACGAAGTAATGAAGATCGCGGGCAGCGTGGCTACATTGGATGAGTTGCTATCATTGCTGTCCCACCAAAACGCTTGACACGAAAGTAACACCATGTCTTAGTCAGCACGTCTCCGGCAATTGGTGTGCTGTGTCTTAGAGGTCGAAGGGTTTTTTGGTTTTCCCTTCGGCCTCTTTTTTGTGTCGATTTTCATACATTACTAAATTGCTTGACATAGTAATGATTATAGTGTTGATTCCTCACGAACACGCATCGCCGAGCGTAAATGGCGTTTTAAATAAACATTATGAGTAATCCAGAAGCTACCGCCGAAGCTATTGAATCGGTGTCTAATTTGTCATTTGAAGAGCTTGTAGCTCAACGCATGGCCCGACAAACCTCTCCCGAGGAAGAACCAGAAGAAGAATCCGAAGATTCCGAACAAGTTGACGAAGATCCTGCCAGTCTAGACGACGAGGAGATCCAAGAGTCAGATGAGGAGTCCGAAGAAGAATCTGAAGAGGAAGCCGAAGAAGAGTCCGAAATTGACTTGCTGTCTCTTACGACTGAGCAAATTCAATCTTTAGCCAAAAAAGGTAAAAGCCGATTGCTTCAACGCATTGGTGAGCTGACTGCTCAAAAGAAAGCCTTGGAGGAAAAGATTCAATCACAACCTCAGCCGCAAGCCAAAGTTGTTCCTCAAGACGAGAATCCATTCCGAGAAGTTTCATCGTTTGATGAGCTTAAAGGAAAGTATGACGAACTTGAACGAACGCTTGAGACGACTGATGAAATCCTAGAGGAACATGAAGATTATGGTCCTGACGATATCATCGTAGTTGGCGACAAAGAGTTCAGTAAAAAGCAAATTCGGAAAGCAAACCGAAATGCCCGCGAAGCACTGACTAAATACATTCCCGCCCAGCAACAGCATCTTATTAAGATTGCCCAGTATGAGGAAATGTCCAAGCAGTATTCAGAGGCAGCTAAGAGCGAAGTCCCCGAAATCCAAGACGAAGAGTCCGAGATCGGGAAGAGCTACAAGGCACTGGTGTCGGACCCGTTGATCGACCGCATTAAAGCGCAAGTTCCAGAAATCGGATTCCAAATTGAATATATCTTGGCTCACGCCGCTCGTTCCCTTTACGGAAACAAGAAGATCAAGACGCAATCAGCGATGGGAAGTAAGTTGAAGGTAAATCCATCTTCGACCCCATATGGTGCTGGTGCGGCGAAGTCTTCTTCTCCTGCCAAAGCGAAAGTAGCAGACGCATATAACCGCTTTGAGAAAAGTGGTAGCCCGGAAGAATGGATTGCTGCCAGAATCGCTAAATTCAAATAACTTCTAAATATCAAATATCATGCCTATTAGTGCTACCTACCAACCGAATGCTCCTGCCGCCAAAACTGGCCAAGGCTCCGCAATCTCCAACCGTGAGGATCTCAGCAATGAGCTGGCTATCCTTGCACCAGAAGAAACCCCAATCCTGTCGCTTTGCTCCAAAGGCAAAGCCTCGGCAACCTATACCGAATGGACCGTTGATTCCCTCGCATCCCCAGTCACCACCGGTATTTCCGAAGGTTCCGACGTAACTTCGTTCAGTGACAAGTTTGCTGATCGTGCTCGTCTCGGCAACTACATCCAGTTGATGCGTCGTGATTATCTCGTTTCGAATCTGCAACAAGCTGTTACGAGCATTGGCCCTGCCAATATCGCTCAAGCTGAAGCGAAGTCGATGCGCGAAATCAAGCGTGACATCGAGGCCACTATCGCATCCAGCAATGAAATGACCGTTGAGAATGGTGCTGGCACCCCTTACGGCATGCGTGGTTTCGGCAAGTGGGTTGATTCCTCCGCCCAAGCAACGAACCCGGTCCCAGCTGCATATCGCACCCCGTCCGGTTCGATTCTTGCTACGACTGTTACTGAATCCACCTTCAACGGCATGATTGGTTCAATCTTCTCCAAGAATGGCGAGATGAACAGCCTAACGCTTGTTGCTAATACGGCTCTTCGTCAAATCATCAGTGGTTTCACTCGCAACTCCGGTGTTAGCACTGGTGTTACCTATCATGTGAACCAAGAGGCAACCTCCAAGGCCATCACGCTGTCTGTCAATCTTTATGATTCCGACTTTGGTATGGTTAAGATTGTCAACGGCAACCCAAGCTGTATGCCTACCGCTTCGACCAATGTTGGTTACGTCATCAATCCTAAGTATCTTGGCTTCAACACTCTGATTCCTATGGGTGCTACTCGCCTTGAGAACCAAGGCGGTGGTGAGCGTGGTTTCATTGACGTTGCTGGAACGCTTGTTTGTAAGCATCCGCAAGCACACGGCAAGATTGCTTACTAATCTTAACTAAGAATATAACATATGAAAGTAAATAATAATGAATCTGGACGCGGTTTCACTGACGTTATCGTGCTCACTTCTGCTGATCTTGCCGCAATCGCCGCTGCTGGAGGAACAAAGACCATTGGTCTGATTCCAAAAGGTGGTGGTATCCGCAGTGCAAGCATCTCGACTGCCCGCACGTTTGTTACCACTGGCACTGCTACCGCTGTTGCTGCCAATGGTGCAGTGTCCGTGGGGATCTCTGGAACCGCTGCGAAGCACATTGCTTCCGCTGTCCCTCCAGCAACCGTCGATACTGCTGCTCGCTTTAATAGCGGTAGCGGATGGACTACTGGCATCCCAGTCGTGATTGATATCCCGACCACTGCGGATATCCCAGTGATCCTTACTGTCGCTGCTGGTTCCTCGACCGGAGCTTATTCGGCACTTGATGGTCAGATTGTTATCACTCTTGATATCATTGACCCTGTGGGCCAAGCTGCCTAAATCATAATTGAGGTGGGAGGGCTTAAAACGTCCTCCTGCCTCTCTTTTTATTCCAATGATAAACGACGAAGCACTTACCTCCGCACTCGTTAAGGAACTGTGTTCTGGCCGCAAGTTCAAGGAGGCACTTGGAAATAGGCGTGAGATCGAAGCCGCTGCTGAAGCTCGTTCCATGAAGGATGCTAAATCAATTCTAGGGAAGCCAATTGGAGCTATCCCGCAGCATGAATACTTCTTGCTAGCAAACAAATACGGAAACGAATGCTGGGATGACCGCTCATTTGTCCGTGACTTTTTCAAATCGCAGTCTCACCTAAAAGCTGGAAATATCTAATATGCAGACAAAGACATACTCCGAATTGTTCTCGCTTATCCAAGCACTCTGCGGAGTAGTGTTTGCGTCTATTGAAGCACCTCGTATCAAGGCGTTGATTAACCGCCGAGCATTACGAGCATATCGTTCCAGCAACTACTGGACTCGGTTCCTAAAGATTGGCGAAGAACGTGTTGTTACCGCTTCAGTTGTTCCCTATTCAGAATCCGGCCTCTCCTCGATTGACACGTTTCTGCGTGTTTATAAGCAAGCCCCATACGTCGCGTCTTCGGTTCAGGAGTATGACATTATGGTTACGCCGGCTGGAGCAACACTTGTCTGCGGTGACTTGAATCCTTCCGAGGCGTACGTTACATATAAAGCGCAACTTGTTGACACTTACGGAGATGGTTCCGGCGAAGTATCCGCAATCCCTGCTGAGTGGTATCAATACATGGCTCACGGGACATACGCTGACTATCTTCGTGCTGAAGGACAACAAGAGAAGTCTGTGATTGCAGACCAAGAAGCCGAAATGCTGCTGCAAGATGAAATGATCCGGCTTGACGAGAACCATACAAGCGGACTAGTTTCAAACCGCATCTTTACTAACGCAAACATGCAAATGCGCTACTGATGAAATACGCTCTTGGAAATATGCTTAATGGCGCTGGAGGTCTGAATGCAGACGGCTTGACACTGGATCTTCAGTTTGCCACTGATAAGACTTTGGCTGCTCGAAAGGGGCCGACTCCTACGTTCACGCGAGCATCTGCTGCCACATTCATCGGGAGTAACGGGTTGATCCAATCTGCTGCCATCAACGCTGCACGTTTCGACCACGATCCATCTACTCTTGTATGCCGTGGATTACTTGTTGAGGAGACTAGGACGAATTTGGTATTCCCCAGTGACACATTAGGCACTCAAACACGCACGGTCACAGCAGCATCTCACACACTTTCTTTTTACGGAACCGGAACCGTAGTCATTTCTGGAGCGCACGTTGCAACGGTTACGGGAACTGGAGAGTATCCGACAAGGACCACGCTTACGTTCACTCCATCGGCAGGAAGCCTGGTCCTTACTGTGACTGGATCAGTAACTCAGGCGCAACTAGAAGCCGGAGCATTCGCCACGTCCTACATCCCGACCACCACAGCGTCCGTGGTTCGCAGTGCGGATGTTTGCAGCATTACGGGGAGTGATTTCACGGGGTTCTACAATCAGAGCGAAGGGACGTTTTTGACGCAATCCATAAAAACTTCCACTAATATTAATGCGTTTATTATCAATGCGTCCGATAACAGTTTTATTAATGGCACAGATTTAAGATACGCCACTGTTACAACACCTTCAGCAGTAATTAATGTTGCTGGTGCTGGTCAAACAACTGGATTTAGCGGAACAATAATATCTGGGGCTTCAGCAAAACAAGCTCTTACATATAAATTAAATGATTGTGCTTATTCCTTAAATGGAGCAGCTGCTATTACAGATACATCAGCGTTGACCCCAACTGTTAATAGAATAAATTTTGGGTCGGCTTATACTGGTCAACCACTTAACGGCCACATCGCCGCCATTCGCTACTTCAAGAAACGTCTCTCCAACGCAAAGCTCCAAACGCTCACGACATGATCGACTACATCCTCAAATTCCCAAGCAAAGAGGTCGCAGAGCAATTCGGAGTTGCTAGTGGCTTTGCTGTTGTGAACGAGGATGGCAGCGTCACGGCAACCTTTGCCTCCCACGAATACGCCTTGCATGAGATAGGGGAGCATAACGGCACGGACTACTGGTTTCTATTCCGCGACCTCGTAGGAATCCCCGTTCCCGCAGGTGGCGAGCAGTTCATCCACTGGTCGTCCGTTAGTGGCGAACAAAGACCAATCTCTGGTAATGCCCCGAATATCTGGTGGGCATAACTTAACATAACAAATACATGAAAACTACCGCACTCGGAATCCTTACTATCGTCGCCACTCTGTCTAGCGTTGGCATCCAAGTCCTTAAAGGCGGAGCCCCTGATTTGATTGGTGCTTTTGCTGCAATCACCGCAGGAGTTGGCCTAATCAAAGCTCGGGATAACAAGTGACAACGGATCAAGGCAGGGACATTCTGCATGGGTTTGTTGGGACTGTTGCGCCAGCGGTGGGATTCGTCACCTCGTTTCAAGATCAACTTGAATGGGGGATGCGAATGACATCGTTAACTATCGGTATTATTGTCGGCATCTTGTCCCTAGCCAATCTGCTAAGAAAGCGTTGATTCGACATGATGGGTGACTCTGGCATGGAACCGCTAAATGATCCTCCGTGCTGGTCAGGCATCGTTGCAACCGTCGTCCTTGCATCCGTCTGGATTCTATATATCCTATTGAAATACTGACATGGGACAACTTGTAGCAATCTGTATTGGTCACTCTCGCAGCGTCAAGGGGCGTATTGAAGGAGGGGCTGTATCCGTTGGTGGGGAGTCTGAATGGAGCTACAACAGGCAGCTTGGCGAGATGATCGTGGACGAGCTTGGAGAACGAGCCATCGACACGGTTGAAATATCCAAATACAACGGAACGAGCTACGGATCGGCTCAACGCTGGCTGGCTAAAACGCTAAAGGACTGCGGGGCTACTATTGCAATCGAGTTGCATTTCAACTGCTCGGATGATCCAAAGGCGAACGGCCATGAATGGCTTTATTGGAGCACTAGCAAGAATGGAAAGTTTCTGGCTTCAAGTATCTGCGATAACATGTGCTTGTCCGTAAATAGCATCAAGTCACGCGGAGTGAAGCCGAGATTCCCCGGTGATCGTGGAGCTGAGTTCCTTCATGGAACGCATTGCCCTTCGGTGATTTGTGAGGTTGGCTTTGGAAGTAACCAGAAAGACTGGGATATCATGGTTGACAAGAAAAACGAGATTGCACGGGCTATTGTTCATGGAATCATGGACTACCTAGATTAACTCAAGAAAATATGGCGTTCAAAAGATTCCTCTACTGTGCTGACTCCCACGGCGACCTGATTCATAACGAGTCTGCAAAGAAGCTGCTGAAGTTCGCTGACGACTTCAAACCGCACTACCGCATTCATGGCGGCGATCTTTGGGACTTTTCTCCGCTGCGTGGCGGGGCTAGTCCAGAAGACAAGGCTGGTGGCATCTCTGAGGACTACAATGCCGGAATTCGATTCTTGGATGAGTATAAGCCAAACCTGCTAACGCTTGGCAACCACGATGATCGAATCTGGCAAATTGGACGAGACAACGCAAACGGTGTTCTTCGTGAACATTGCGCCGAACTTGCTAAGCAAACTGAAATCGAATTCAAGAAGCGCAAGATCACTTGGATTCCCTACATTGTTGGTAAGTATCTAAAGCTTCCGGAAGGAGGTCCAAAATTCATTCACGGATTCAGGTCTTCAATGGTGAGTCCTGCAAAGCTCCATCACGCCGACTGGGGAAGCTGCATCCACGGTCACGTTCACAAACCTGATACCTATGTCGCTACCCATGCTGACGGGGGATTGTCAATGTCCTCTGGTTGCATCGGTGACATCGAGAAGATGCACTACGCAGACCGCTACTCGTCCAAGATGGGTTGGAGGCAAGGATTTATTTACGGGATGATTAACGACAAGACTGGTGCTTGGCACGCATGGCATGTCATCAAGGAAGGCGACGACTGGATCTCCCCAATGGGTATTTTATGAAAAACGCAAAAACGAAAAAAGCATTAAGTGGAATTGAGTGGGCAATTGATCAAGCTGTTGGCGAGCCTCGTCACGCCGATGAATTTACCTGTGTCGAGTTTATGAAGGCGGGCGGCGGTGATTCAAGAGCGTCTGCATCTTCAAGGCTAAACAGAATGGTCAACGATGGGATGCTGACAAAAAGGTCATTTAGCATCGATGGAAGTAGCTGCACATTATACCGCAAGGCTTAGTAACTCATTGAGACGAAGTGGTCCGAACCGCTCCCGTCAGGCGTTGGTTCCTAGGTCTGGTAGCTATCTCCAGACTATGGACGCCATCGGGGATGCGGAACGGAAAGTGAAGGCCCGTTAACTCGGATCGGGGTTGGACTCTGATCCGTTTCGGCCGAAGCGATCCACGACGGGCCAAGCGTGGGACCAAGAGCAGCCTGAAAGAACACCCTCCGAATTACGCATGCAAGCAGAGGCGCGGCGGGTCGTAGTCAAATACTACCCTGTTTTCTGAAACTTGTCCAGTTAAAATTTAATCCGCATCCATTTTCCCGGATTCTCTCAATAACCGCTGGAGAAAGCGACCTAGCAAAATTCTCTCTTGAGTGATTGGAGATTAAGATTGTTGGAACCGCATCCCGATAACGCGCATCTATAATTCCAGTAATCTCGCGACCCTCGAAATCCGTGTCCCTTCGGTCTTGCATCTCATCAATCACTATTAACGCAGCTTCTGAATACTTCTTAATTACTTGCGTTTCGGAAAACTCAGAGTTTTTTCTATAAGTGTCTCTGATTTCCGTAAACAATCCAACTGCTGTCGTATAGATTGCTGGTTTTTCACGCCGGATCGAAGTTTTCCATAGCCCCCCATTATTGTGACCAGCATCTTTTGGGTTGCATTTCTTCGCCAACTCCCATGACATCCGGGTCTTCCCTGTCCCGTGCGCCCCATACATCACTACAATGCCTCCAGAATCGATTGTGGCGAGTGCTTGTCGGTAATGTGCCATCCAACTATCACCGGTGGCTTCAGGGGCATCGTCGTAGCGTTTAGGGAATCCTCTCAGTAGTTTCATTTGAAGTGCTTATCTAGGATGTTCGTGACAGTATATCCGGTTCCTCGATGATTGATTTTCGAGTAATCGACAACTTGCGTTGGTTCAATCTTCTCAGACTCAGCGGTCCTTACAAGAAGTTCAAGAGCCTTGGATGGGACAATTCCCTCTCTCTTTGCGAGCCGTTGAATCCGCTGGTATGTTTCGTAAGTCAATCGAAATGATGCGGTAATTCGCTGCTCCCAGGGTTTGAGTCTTGGTCTTCCGGTGATAATTCTGAATCCGTTGTCTTTGGTGTAGTTTGACATTCTGTTTTTCTAAATATGTTATCGTAGTTTTGCCCGTAGATTTTGGCATCGACTGGCCTTAGCGTGTCCCCTTTTCCTGCGCTCATTGCGAGTTGTGGAGCTTGATGATTTGGTATTTGGCAAAACTCTTGCCGTTTTGCTTGATGGTATGCGTGATGACAGGCATCCCAATCTTGCGAAGTTCATTGATCCTCGCAGACAGCCTCATGCAACCCCACTTCTCAAGTGCTTGAAGCTGGGTGATTCCGTATCCGCGCCATAGCCATGACTCTAGTTTCTCGATTGTGCTTTTTTTCATAGTTCGCTGTAAGTGTATGTTTCTTCGCTTGGTGAAAAGTTGAACTTGTCAGTGAGTTCGATCATAATTGCGTCATAAACACATGTTTCAATATGATCGAATGCAGGGTCTTCGGTGTGCTTGTAAGCTCTTGATACTCCAAGGCGGCATCCTGTTTCAACGCAATGCTTTATAATTTGGTAATAGTTTGCTTTCATATTTTAATATCCTTTATCTATTTCTTTGCTCAATTTCTCAACTTGAGCGATTATGTCAGAGACTTTCTCTGTGGCATCCTTGATTTCAGATTCAAGCATCTCGTCAAACTGCATATACATGTCTCTCCAGCGTTTTGCTTCGGATTTCCATTGGTCTCGTTCACGTTCAAGTTTGCGAGCGTGATCGTATCCGTCGCACGGGAACAAGGCGTCCGGGCCGTGAGCCTCGATGTATGCCGCTATTGACTCGCGTTCTGCTTCATCCGTCTCGGGTGTGTCGTTCATTTTGGTTGTTTGTGTTTTGGTTTTCATTTTGTAGTTATAGACACTTATTGGTAGGCATAATTAGCTGTTCTCCTCAAGAATGGTCACGTCGTAGCCGTGAAGGTGGAAGTCGCCCAACCCTCCGCTGTTGATCACCAGCCGAGTCGTGCCATCGAAGAGCGTCACCTGAGTTCCATCGTCGCATTCGACCATTTTGCTTGGGACTCCGACGCATTCCAAGAACAGGCTCATCGCGAAGATGTTGCACCCGGCTTGGTCGTGATCCTTGATGTGGTATGATCTCTCGCCATTCGCGAAGAGTTCGGCGGTGTTTTCTGGTATGTCGTAGTCGCACATAAATTCAAGAGGAAGAAGGAGAACAAGGGGCTGATGTCCGATCCGTCATAAGCTTTTCAGTTTTGTTTCATCGGCCACACCGTCACCGGACGGCATAGCCCTAGCGTTCGCTAGAAAACAAGATGACTCCCGACCAACAATTTCTTCTTGATCGCATTTACAGCGGTATCGACCGAATGGAAGAACTGCACCTAGCCCAAGCCAGTCAGCGAGAATTGAGCGCGAGGGATGCGGTTGATTTGCGAGATATGGCTTGTGGCCCCGGCACGATGGACGATCTCTTTGCATACGCGAACAGACCCAAGCGTGAGGTGCTTCAATACATGCAAGAGCACCACCCAGCATATTTGTCACGGCTGCTTGACAATACCCTTTCACCGAAGGATGAGGGATCATGATGCCCCATTCACCTCCACGCTCAGCGAGTGGCCAGCATCGCCCGCGAGCGATTCTTCCGACCATTATCACACCCCTCTGCTCGAATACTTCCACCACCTGCCACGGGTGCTCCGGACCGCCACGCCACCAGAAAAAACCCAAGCGAACAAGACGAGACACAGCAACCGCCACTAGCTGCCATGGCGCATACATCCAGCGTGGTTTCACCCTTCACCTCCCGTTTCGACGCTCGGTGTCGCTAGTGGCGGTGCGTGCTCTTTGACGTTCGACTCATCACGGGCAGCTTCTAGTTTTCCTTTGAGCGTGTCCCGGCCTCG